ATTCTTGTACCCGAGTGCCTCCAGGTCGGCGCATTGCACGTCATCTGAAAACCAATTTAGGGGTGGGAATGGGCATTGGGTAAAGGCATCTGCACAAATCCAGGCGAATATGGGCGAGATTACGTCAGACTGCCGAATCTTCGACTCGGACGTGAACCGGCACATATCAAACGCCTCACCCTCGGGGTTCCAGCGAATGTTCTGTACCGCACGCGCCCAATCGCACCTGGCGGCCATCCAACCAGGGTTCAGACCCATGTCCTTGACAATCTCAACATCGTCCAGCAGGACGCGGTAGCTGGTTGGCGTCAAGACAATATCGTCATTCGCCACCACGACAGAGTCGAAATCCTTGAGTGCGCAGTTGATGATGTCGTTGTAGTCCTCGCCAAAGTTGCGGGGTATGCCAACCATCTTCACGTCGGCATCGAACCGGTCCAGGACCGAGGCCGGACCGCGCAAGTACACCGGAATTTCGGGGCAGTACTCGCGTATAGACGCCAGCATCACCGCCAGGTTCTTGCCGTGGACGGTGCTGATGGCGATTGGGCTTATCACTCTTCGACGCCGCCTTCTAATTTCGTGTCAACAGGCTCTTCAGAGTCTGCGCTGCCATCGTTAGGGCCGCCCGTAACCCAAGCATCGCACGTTCTAGTAGCCGCGCACTTGAAGTCAAAAATCTCGCAATAGCCGAGGTCAGCGAGTCGTATAGTTCCCCAAGGATCTGCTTCATTTCCAATTCCTTTCGCAATGCATTGCTTGATCGAGTCCTGCACGTTAAACGCCGCGCAGTTACCGCAGACGCTCTTCTTCGCGTCTTCCACGCTCACGTCCCAGGTATCAGCCTTCTTCTTCCAGTAGGCCGTATTGGGCAACGCGGGATTCTCAGGACCGTAGGCTGCAGTGGTGATCGCCTTCGCCCGATTCTTCAGATTCAGCACAACGTCCTGGGTAGGAATAGGGCACTTAGCCACCTCTTTGGCCGGCGTCATCATCTGATTCATTGCCGCCTGGTACTTGGCGGGTACGTCGCGTGTAGCCATTACATCTTCCCCTTAGGCTTGGACTTGCCAGCCTCAGAGAGAGCAATGGCAATTGCTTGCTTGGGATTTTTCACAACGCGCTTTGTCATACCCGAGTGCAGCTTGCCGGACTTGTACTCGCCCATCACCTTTGCGATCTTCTTCGCGGCCTTGTCAATCTTCATGGTTTCGCTCCTTCAGAAAATAAGTCGTTGGCACTTGCCTGCACACTTAAAGGTGGAACACGTCCACCAGCGTCGCGCCGCATTTGCAGGATTACCAACACGGCTGGAGACTGAAGCAACCGACTTTCAAGGGTGCGGTGCTGGCATTGTCGCAATCTCCATGCGTGTTAGCGCATACCCGCAATTATGCTACGCGAGGCAGATTCCTGCGCAATGGTTTGCTCCAGGACACCTTCGCACCGCCGAATGCTCCTATCACCGCGTCGCTAGCAAACGTCAGGCAAAAGGCATCTGCCCTGTCCGGACTCGGGAACCCGCGCTTGCGGATCTCGTCCTTGCCCTCAATCTGAATCTTGCCCGAACTGGTGAACGAATACCGCACGATGGCCAACTCTGCCACCAAAGCCTCGTCTTTAGGCATCTTGCAGTCCCGACCCTCCAGCCAGGCTTTGGCCTTGTGCCACAACTCAGCTTTCAGGTTCCTGTATGTCGCGCCCATCGCTGGACTCTCGGAGACGTTGATGCCGCGACAAGGCAGATTCAACTCCCGCAGCCGGTCAACCACTCCAGCGCCCAGGCCGATGCTGTCCACCAGGATCTCAGTAGGTCGCTCGGACGGTGGCAGGGACTCGTATTCGGAGACCACCGCACCGGTCAATTGCATCAGGTCCAGGTTCTTCCAGGTCTTGATTGGCTCGGTCACCGCGTTACCCTTGCGCTTGCAGAGTGCCGACCTGTCCGACCCAAACCGCGCAACGTCCAGACCCCAGACCATTGGCGCCGACTGGCTAGGCTCAACGTCTCGCTGCTGCGCCATCTCCAGCAACTCCATAGGGATGACAGTATCGTCATCTGACCTGGGGAACTCCCCCAGCACCCTGATCCGGTAGGCGTTTGACTCCTCGCCGTAACGTGCCGCCATCTCGCCCAGATACGCTTCGGAGACGCGGGGCGAGTCGGCGCAGGACACCTTCATCGTCACCCAATCATCCTTCAGCCGGTTGTGGGTGTCGTAGAAGAAACCCGTTGAGCGCACCGGATTACCGAGTAGCAGCGTCACCGCCTTGTGACCCGACATAGAGCCTGCTGCAGCCTCAAACACCGCCTCAGGGATACCGGATGCTTCGTCTGCCACCAGCATGACGTTGTCGGAGTGAACCCCTTGGAGTGCCTCGGGCTGCTCTGCTCGGCTGGTCCTGGCCGAGATGAACGCCTCGTTGGGCGCTTCCTTAACCTCGACCCTGTCCTGCTTCACGTCCAACTGGTCCGCAAGCATCGGCGGTAGCTGCTTCACCCACCGCTTCAGTTCCGCGAACAGGGCGTCGTAAAGTTGGCTTGACGTTGGCGCTGTAACAACAATCTTGACAGGGAACCGCAGGAACAGATACCAGAGCATTGCCCAGGCGCTGGCGGTTGACTTGCCTACGCCGTGGCCGGAGCGTACGCTAATGCGTCGGTTTCCTGCCGCGATGTGATTCAGAAACTCTACTTGCCAATCATCAGGCTCGGTCTTCAGCACCTCCCTGACAAACAGCACGGGGTCATTCCGGTAGCGTAGAGCAAACTCAATAAACGGGTTATCGGGAACTTCCAAATTTTTTTTTGTAGCCATAGTGCGTAGTCAGGTAGGGGGTAGGGGGTCAGGGGAAATGGACATCCGGTAGGTGTTTAGGTACTGCCACAACCGCCCCGCCGCCACGGTTAGACGGGGGGGGTCGGAGCGGTCCGCGGCCAGGTTAGTTCGTGCAGCAAACAAACGATCTGCAGCCTGTGGATAACTCAGCACGCTGCGCGTCCCCTCTGACGCTGCGCTATGGTGCGCGTAAGCCTATGATTCCATTGAGTATTTCGCTGCGCGTCTGTACTTAGTGCGAGCAAACTACTTAACACAGTGTCCATTATGTGAATGAAAACAGGGTGATTATGCGTGTTTCTGCTTAATCTTTGAGCAAATGCACTCATTCTGTGGATAACTTTGGCATCTGGTCTGTGGATAACTGCTCAACCACTTCGACGTGGCGCAGCGCCTCCATGCGTAAACCCTGGATGCTGATGTTGACCGACTGCGCTTTGTCAGTGCCGTAGGTCTTCCGGTCCCACCTCTCGGCCAGCCACTGGCGCGTCCTGATGCGCTGCACGTCGCGCTGGCCGTTGTCGGCGTCCATGCCGTCCGCTATGGCGAGTGTCTCGCAAGCGAGATGCGAGGCCGCTTCCACCCGCGCGCGTGTAATTATAGAATGATAATCATTCTCATCTATCCAGGTATCGAGCGCACGCCGTCCGATGCCTAGGCCACGGCATATGTCTGCCTTGCTGCGTCCTTCCTCAAACATCGACAACAGCAACTCGTCATCGATGTCCTCCAGCAGCGCCAGGTCTGCTCGTACTTTCGGATTACCAGGCATTACATGACCCTCCAATCGTTTTTTGTTACCGCAAGCACCCTGCCTACCACCTCGTCCCATAAATCACGTCCTGCGCTCATCTCTTGCCCTTTCTGCTGCCTTCGTGTCGAATAACTTGCCGCCCTTGAATGGTTTGCTGATGTCGATGTCGTTCGGCATATCCTCAAACCCGCTGGAGCCTTGAGGCTGAATAGGAATCATTCTCGTTCCAGGTATCGCCGCCTTGATCTCGCGCACCTGAGTCAGCGTCGGACCCGTCATCACAACTTCCAGTTCCGCGAGTGTCCAAATCGACCTCGCGCCTGGCTCCTTGCGGAACTGCTCGTACCAAATCGCCATCTGTTTGTCCCTCACGATGACCATCAGGCTCCCGTCGGCCATCCGGTGTTCCATGCAATCGATTTTAGGCATCCGATCTATGCCTGCCTCAGTCGCCCACCTGGTGAGCGCTTTGTAGGCCGCGATCATTCCCTTGATGGCCTTCTCCAGCCGTTCCTCGTCACGCGCCTGGCTGGATTCCCAGATGCGCTCCCTCTGCGCGTTGAACTTCCTGCGGAACTCAGGATCCACCAGGTCAATCACTCGGTCAATGCCCCAGGTCTTCTCATGCTCCATCTTCGCCAGTTCCATCTCCACCATCAGCGAGTGCTGGAATACCTTGAACGGGTCAGATGGATAAAGGTCCGACTCCAACAGTTTCTTCGTAACCATCCTCAACTCCTCATCTAGTCAACTTCACCATACCCAATTTCCGAGGTAGTCAACCTAGTTAACTTACTTCTTGCATTAAGCAAGAAGTTGTAAGTTGACTAGGTTTTTACCTATTCCTGTGCAACTTGCAGCATAGGCAACTGCCTATATTTCACTGAGTTGCCTATATATTCCCAACATAAGTACATAGGCAACTGCCCATATTTCCATAGTCAACTTCGCAAGTTGCCTATCAAACTGATGCCACAAACGGCTCATCTTTGTCCTTGTCAGGGTAGATCACCCATGCATATCCGATTTCCTTTTTATCTATCGTCACCCCGTAATACCCTGCCAGCTTCTTAGCGAACATCGCCTTCTTGCCGCGATAAAAGTCACTGTCGATTGACTTGCTGTCACCCTTCAGCTTGGCGAATGCCTCCTTCCACTCTGGTATTGAAACCGTTTTGTGGCGCTCCTCACCAACATTTGTCATGTGCCCATTCTTCTTGAGTGCGTCGTGCAGAGCGTTCAAAGCCGTTTGCTGATTGGCCTGCAACTGGCGTGGTTTTCCCTCGCGTAACACTGCCTGCTGCTGCATCTCCTGCTTCAGCGCCTCGTCACTGGCCCTGACCGCCAGGCTGATCTGTGCGTCGCTGATGCCCAACGCGCTGCCCTTGATCTCCACCTTGACCATCTCAAACCCAATCTTCAGCCCGTCCTGGCCATCCTTTTGCTTGCTGATCGTGAGGATTCCACTGCCAGCTATTGGGCTGGACGGGTTGGGCGTAGCGTCAACCTTCATCAGTTCCAGTTGAGTGTCCACTGCTCCGAGTAGGCTTGAGTGCCCCCGCAATCCCTTAGTGGCATCCTTACCCGAGTGATGCAACACCATCATGGCGCATCCCAGCATCCGCTGAATCCGTCCGGCGTTGTGGATGAAAGCTCCCATGTCTTCGCTATTGTTCTCGTTGCCACCGCCGAATGCTCTGGCTAACGTGTCAATCTGGACTAGCTCAAACTGGACGCCTGACTTCTCCATCAGGTCCTTGATCGAGGCCACCAGCAGATCAAAGTCATCGGCGCTTGATCTCATGTTTATCGCGGCCCTAATGACGTAGATTTCAGCGCCAGCTTGCGTGCGGTTGTGCAGCTTACAGGCTTTGATCCTGGCTCCGATGCCGCCGAATCCCTCACCGGCAATGTACAGCACCGCACCGGCGGCTTGCACTTCCCGCCCCATCCACGGCCTGCCCGTCGCCACCGCCTCGGCAATGTCAAGGGCGACAAAGGATTTGTATGACCCTGGTGGTCCGTACAGGGCACAGAACGCCTTCTTGGGTAGGACGTTGTCTATCAGCCACTCAACCGGCTCGTCCTCAATGTCATCCCAGGCCTCGATGTTGAGCAGTTGCCGTGGAACCAGGATAGGTGGCTCAGTTCTATCAAAGTTATCGGGTTCTAGCGTAACCTCAGTAGTTTCCCGTGGAACAATCCACTCAGGCGTCTGCACCTGGTCTACTCTAGTGATGACGGGTAATGCCTTGGCGAGTTCTGCCAACCTGGCTCGGTCACCGCCATCCGCTACCCACTCGTAGGCATCGTCACCGACTTCGGGTAGGTTGAAGTCGAGGACTCGGATTGCCTTGGCGATTGGGAGCAGCGCCTCCACTACGCGCTTTGCGTACTTCCAGCCTGGTGCATCGCAGTCTGGGACTACGATTACCAC